AATCGCTGCACTTTCTAAGTAAGGGATACCAATGACTAGATCAAGAGACACCGCCGATACCCAAGACAACCTCGGCGGGGCGGTGGCACCGTTTGTTGCAGGGAAAAACGCGGTCATAAATGGCGGCTTTGATGTTTGGCAGCGGGGTACATCTTTTGTGCCATCAACAACGGCTTTTGGTCCTGACCGCTGGGCGGTTTATCGCAACACAACAGGTTCAATTGCAAGCCGTCAAACACCAGGTGCAACCTTGCCACAGTTTCAGTATTGCGCCCGTATGCAGCGTGACTCAGGAACTACCGCTGTAAACTCTGCAAGTTATGCAATGAGTTTAGAGACATCAGAATCATTAAAGTATGCAGGGCAGACAGTTACATTAAGTTTTTATGCTCGCGCTGGTGCAAACTTCAGCGGTTCTGGTGCAAGTTCAATGCGTATTTATTTAATGTATGGAACAGGTACTGACCAAAGCGTTATTACAGGATTTACTGGAAATACTTTTTTGGTTAATGGAACAGTAACTGCAATCACTACATCTTGGGTTCGTTATTCATTTACAGTAGCCGTATCATCAACTGCCACTCAATTGGGCTTAGAGTTAAATGCTTTATTTAATGGCACCGCTGGTGCTGCAGATTATTTTGAGGTAACTGGAGTTCAACTAGAACTTGGAGCGCAGGCAACCCCATTTGCCCGCGCTGGTGGCTCAATCGGCGGGGAGTTGGCATTGTGTCAGCGGTATTACTACAGAACGGGCGTAGGTTCTGCAGTTGCCACAACTTATGGTCTAGGTATGGCAACAAGCACAACTGCTGCTGCTATTTACATACAATACCCAGTTACTATGCGTACTAATCCAAGTTCAGTAGATTATGCAGATTTAGCAGTTTCAGATTTAGTTAATTACACAGTTGTTTTAACTAGTCTTGCTTTATCTGACAGAAATAACATAGGCGGTAAGTTTAGCGCAAATGTTGCATCTGGTTTGACCCAATTAAGACCTGCATTTTTAGTTAATAACACAAATATAACAGGCTATCTCGGATTTAGTGCGGAGTTATAAAAATGGATAATATCACTTTCATAACAATCAACGAAGTAGAACACGCAATCATTGACCGAGGCAACGGTGAGTTTACCTCAATGCTTAAAAGCACCTATGACGAAATGATTGCAGCTCAAGCAAACCAACCAACGCTCTAAATCAGATTCGGGGGAGAACAATTGCGTTTTCATATTGTGGCATTGCCACACACACAAGTAACAAAAGAGTTTGCAGGATGCGCTTTTACTGAAAAGGTGCGCCGCTTTTGCATAATGATGAATGATTTAGGCCACGAAGTATTCCTTTATGCTGGCGAAGAAGTTGAAGCACCTGTCAGCGAGCTAATTACTTGCGTAAGCGAAACAGATCGAGCAGAGGCAGTAAAGGTCGTGCCTCACTACACCCAGTTCCCGTTTGACGGGTGGCTTTGGGATAAGTTCAATGCAAAGGCGATTGAAGAAATTGCCCAGCGCATTGAGAAGCAAGATTTCATTTGTCTCATCGGTGGCAGCGCACAAAAGCCAATTGCCGATGCCTTCCCAGCGCATACTGCGGTGGAGTTTGGCGTTGGCTACGGCGGTGTGTTTGCCAAGTTTCGGGTGTTTGAGTCCTATGCCTGGATGCACTCAATCTATGCAGGGTGGAAAAACCCAACAACTGCCGATGGCCAGTTCTACGATGCGGTGATTCCAGGGTATTTAGAACCTGAAATGTTCCCATTGGGCGATGGTTTAGGTGATGAAAAGGGCGAGTATTACCTGTTTATTGGTCGCTTAATTGACCGAAAAGGCTACCGAATCGCCCAAGAAGTCTGCCAAAGATTAGGCAAACGATTGATTTTGGCTGGTCCTGGCGAGCAATCAGGATACGGCGAGTTTGTAGGGTCAGTTGGACCTGCCCAACGCGCTGAGTTAATGGGCGGTGCGATAGCCACCTTTGCCCCAACTCTTTATGTAGAACCCTTTGGCAATGTAGTCATAGAATCGCAGGCTTGTGGCACGCCTACAATCACAACTGATTGGGGTGCTTTTACTGAGAACAACCCTGAAACTTCAGGCTTTAGATGCCGTACTTTGCGTGAATTTATGCAGGCAGCCGAAGGGGTCAAGTACCTAGATCGGGCCAAAATCCGCAATCGTGCAGTTTCACTCTATAACCTTGATACTATCGGCCTTCAATACGAGGCTTACTTTCAGCGATTATTAACCCTTTGGGGCGATGGCTGGTATGAGATGGGGGATGATGAAACGCGGTGAAATCTTAGATGAAGCCAAGCACCTTACTCACGGTGATCGCAATAAGAATTATGGAAAGCCATTAACAAATCATCAGCGCATTGCTGGTTTATGGTCAATTTATTTAGAACAAGAAATTTCTCCATCTCAAGCTGCGATGTGCCTTGCACTTGTCAAAGTTGCTAGGTTGATTGAATCACCTGATCATCTTGATAGTTTTGTGGACTTGGCGGCCTATGCCAGCATTGCAGGCGAGATTGAAACCGACATTTAACGAGATATTTGAAAAAGTTATTGTTATCAATCTTGCTAAACGACCTGATCGAATGGCGCAGATTAAAGCGCAGTTAGATGCTCACAAAATTACCTTTGAACGCTTTGAAGCCATTGATGGCAAGGAACTGGGCATTACTGGTGTTCAGGCTTGTGCGCTAAGTCACCGTGGCGTGATTGAGCAATATAAAGATTGCCAAAGTCTATTTATCTTTGAAGATGATGCAGAATTAGACCCTAATTTTAAGCAATTATGGGATGTGTTTATTGCTAATTTGCCTGATGATTGGCAAATGGTTTATCTTGGGTGCAACAGGATTGAAAGCAATCTAATTACCAATGGGGTAGGGCGATTGTTACAAGGCATTTCAAGTCACGCATATGGGGCAAAACAATCAATTTTTGATTCTATGATTGACCTTAGTAAACGAGCTGAAGCCATTGATTTATCGTATATGCAGTTGCAAGTGTCGGTGCCAACTTATGTGGCAGTTCCCACTATGGTTGGGCAGGTTGCAGGGTTTTCAGATATTGAACAAAGATTTACAGATTACAAATATGTATTAGGATAGTTTTAGGCGCTAAAACGCCCCCATAGAAAAACCCCCTGCAGCCGTTCCTGCAGGGGGTTTTTCGTTTCTTTAATTACTTGATGTATCTACGCAATGCCTCAACAATGACTGCGGTGGCGGTGGTGCCTTCTTTCTTTGCTTTGGCTTGTACCGATTGCCAAAGGTCGGTGGCAACGCGGATTGATCTAAGTGGTGTCATAGAACTACGCACTGACTCATTGAACCCCAACACCAGCCAAGAAACTCTGCGCTAGGGGCATCAATGCCAACCCACCAAAGATTTGCAGATATGTGGAAAAGCACATATAGCAAAAACACTATACCCAGTGCGCGTACTTGCTTGCCACGCTTTGTAAGCATCTTAACGCTCTAATTCTTGAATTTGTGCAATGACTAATGCAGAGTTCACAATTGCACTGCGTAGTGAGCGCTTCATCTCGTCAAAGTCTGATGTTTCACTTGCTTGATTAAGGTCACGACTGATCTGATACATATTATCTGCTACTTCAATTACTAGATTTTTGTAAGCACCCATTTTAGTTATTCTCCAAATTCGCTAGGTATGCCTCAAAGCAAGGCAGACATAAATTGACTTTCATAACTGATTCAAATGTTTCTTTGCAGGCATTGCACTTGCAGGTGTAGTTAGTTGAAAACATTACTCACCTATTTCTTCAAGTAGGGCTGAAAGCATCTCAAGGTGCCATTGCTCTTGCTGGCGTTCATTGCAAGAGTTTGCTTCTTTTGCTTGCTCCAAGTGGTACTCAGCAACATCTTTTAGTTTCATAATGAGATTACCTTTGCATTAAAAGGCAATCCCATATCTCCACGAATCCAAGTTGAGACTTGAGTTTTATCAAAGTCAGGCAACTGCATAAGCGCCTTTAATGGGAATCCATATTGCTTTCCTGTTGCAACTTCAATTGCTGAAAGGGGGAACTTTTCTTTGCGCAAATTGATGCCCATAAATTTGTATTCTTTACGAGCATGGATAAAGGTACTGCCAAGCACATCTGATGGGTTTTTGAATCCATAAGAAGTTCCAACTGCCAACCAATTTTGTGCTTCAGGTGAATTTAGATTTACACCTGATTCACTCAAAGTAACTGCAACTGCCTTTACAGTGTAATTGTATTCATTGCCATACTTTGTGTTTTGCTTTAATAGTTGAAGATTGTGCTTTGCAAGGATTGCCTTAACTGATTTTTCAATTTCATCAGTGATTTCAATTGCTAGTGATTTTGATACTGACATGATTAGTTACCTGCCTTTGCTTGTTCTCTTTCGCACTCACCATAAAGTTTGTGGTTAGTTTGGCGATTGATTACATAGGTTCCGCAGTCTTTACAAATTGCTGCATATCTTTCCATTTTGCTATCCGATCTTTAGGGGCCGTTCCCCATTGAGATAAAGATAGCACCTGTATATACGCATGGGCAAGATTGACCCCTAAGACACATAACGATTTGATAACGGCATTTCGGCGTGTTAGGCTCAAATTAAGGCGTGGAAACCCAAAGAATTGGGGAATTGCTAGGGTTTTCACGCCTTGCCCTACACTTACCCCATGACTACCGCCATTGCCTTCCAGGGGCCTGATTTTGCCATTCTAGGGGCAGATTCTCAGATTACAGACGGTGATAAGCGCATCATTTCGCCTAGTACGCCAAAGATCGTCAAACTAGGCAAATACTTGCTGGCAGTGCGGGGCGATTGCAGGCCAGGGGATATTCTGACCTACAACTGGAAACCGCCAGCCTACGATGGCACTAACCCAGTTGCCTTTGTGGGCAAAAAGATTGTGCCAAGCATCATTGCTGCCTTTCGAGCTAACGGATACGACTTTGATAAAGATGGCGCAAGTTTTGGTTTCTTGATGGCCTTTGCTGGCAATGTCTTTGAAATCGGCGATCAACTAGACATTAGCCAATCACAAGATGGCCTGTATGCAATCGGCTCAGGCTCTGCCTACGCGCTAGGCGCATTGGCTGGGCAACTGCCCAACCTTGCCAACCCTGAATGGGCAGCAGATCGGATTCTTGAGGCGCTTGCAATTTCTGCCAAATACGACATTAACACCGCCGCACCTTTTCAGATTGAGGTTCAGCGAGTCTAAGCGTTGCACTGTTCAAGTCTGTGTAGTATGTGCGCACCTACTTTGAACGGAAAGGAATCAAATGTTTTGGTTAGGATTAGTTTGTTTAATTATTGGCATAATATCCTTGTATGCAATCATAATTTCAGCTTTTGAGATTGGTGAAGGCAATTGAATTTTGGAAACAAAGCACGCGAACCGCTATTTTCAATTCACAATCACTCAGATGGCCACATTGCACTCTATTTAGAGGAACAAAATGCAGTCAAGGATATGCTTGAAGATGTGGTCGGCAATTTTGACTACAAAATGTTGATGGAACTGCAAGGAATCTGCGCAGAATCAGTCAAGGCCAAAGGCCATTTTGACCGACTAGAAACTGCACGCGAGAATCTAGGCGATGGCGCACCATTACTTTGCAGTATGACTGAGCAAGAAGCCTTGATTTTGGCTGAAGATTTAATTCGAGCAGTCAAGTTTGCCCGCATTGGGCGTGAGGCTCAAGGCAATTACCCATCACTTAAAGTAGTTCAATAGTGACTAACCCAAACGGGCGCAAAGGCGCACAATTTGAAACCGATGTTATGCGTTGGCTTCGCGGTGCTGGTGCCTTATGTGAGCGTTTGGTGAAGGCGGGTAAGAACGATGAAGGCGATCTAGTCGCAATCATTGCTGGCAAGCAATATATTCTTGAACTCAAGAATCGTAAAACAATAAGTTTGCCTGAATTTTGGCGTGAAGCCGAAGTTGAGGCAGAAAACTATGCGAAGGCTCGCGGTTTATCCGAAGTGCCATTGCATTACATCATTCTCAAGCGCCGAAACGCTGGGATTGAACAAGCCTGGGTAGTCCAGGACCTTCAACAATGGTTGGCAGAAAAGCATTGAAAGGTTTTGATTTCTTTGTTGATTTACCACGATTTGATGAAGCAAAGTGTGCAGATGTTGAGGATAAAGATTTCTTTTTCCCCGTCAACCGCATACAAGAGGCAGAAAGACTGCACCAACTTAAAGCAATATGCACAAGTTGTATTCACGAAAAGGAGTGTTTGGAGTACGCACTAGAAAAACAGATAATTCACGGTATTTGGGGTGGCAACTCGCCAACCGAAAGAGATGCCGTTGTTGTAAAGGATAAGGGTGTCACCTTCAAAGGTATGGCACTTAACATTATCCAATTACATAAAAAAGGGTTGTCTGTCAACGAAATTGCAGGCCAACTGAACACATCGCCTAGTTATGCAAAGCGAATTGTGGGCAAGTGGTTAGCAACTGAACAAGGAGCAGCACCATTACACCAACAGACAAAAAACTTATCCGAAGGCTTGCGTTAATCATTGTGGTTAGCGTAGGAACTTCATTAACAGTTCAAGCAATAATGGCACCGCCTGCAATACCGCAACTGGTTATCTACAAAGATCGCCCAGCGTTGATGCAGGTAAATCCAAAGGAAGTGGCTCGCGAGCTACTTACCGCACATCAGTTCAGGTGTTTTAACTCTCTTATGAGCAAGGAAAGCGCCTGGTCAGATAAGAAAAATCCAACTAGCACCGCATCAGGTGTTGGTCAGTTATTGGATGGCACTTATCGCAATCTTGGTATGAAGCGCAGTAAATCAACTGTTGCTCAGACGATTGCAGCACTGGCCTACATTGGCCGAAGATATGGTTCTAGCGGTCCTTGCGGAGCGTGGGAACATTTCAAGCGCAACAATTTCTATTGATGGGGGTCAATATGAGCGTTGAAATAGAAACAGGCGTGGTGGACTTTGATGCCAACACCGCCGCTTGGCTTGAGCAGTATAAATCTGCCCAAATCAAGATCAAAGAACTGCAAGAAGTTGCAGATGTTGCTCGCGCACACATAGAGCGAGCATTAGGCGATAATGAACTGGGTATGTTTCTTAACCGCCCTGTTGTTCGCTACACATTTGTTGAAACGAGGCGCTTTGACACAAAACGCGCCCGCGAAATCCTACCTATACAAGTAATAGAGGCACTTGAGATAGTATCTACATCCCGAAGATTCTCT